TTGCGCGCTTGACGATTGCAACCAGCTCCTCGTCTACACCTTCCAGGCGTCCCAGGCTTGTCTTGCTTAGTTTAAACTCACTCATTTCTTTCCTCCAAAGAATTTAGACACAGCCCTTATTCCTAGCGATGATGCTACCACGGCTCCCAACGAAACCTGATACCAATCGGGCATATTGGCGAGCGCAGCAAAGCCATCGTCTACTATCTTACGACCCCAATCCCCACAGAATGCCAGGATCATGGGTATAGAAAACAGTAGCGTGATCCACTCGTCGCGCCATGAATTTTGCGTAGCGCGTATTGCTTCAAGATCCCAATCAATTTCACCTGTCAGCTGTTTCTTTTTAATCTCAGCTTCTGTCAGCTTCACAGCTGTCTTGCTTTCGAGATACGCGGTAGCCAGGCCACCCACGCTCGATAATATCTGACCAATCATTTCTTAGCTCCCATGCTAGAGAAGCCGAAGTATGCAGCTGTCACGCCAGACACCGCGACAACATATACAGCTGCGATGTCTGCCAGGAGATCCGCAGCCTGGGACAATCCCAGGTATGATGCAATGAGAATAAGGAAAGGATAACCAAGCATCCCAGATAACGCGAACCAGGTCATTTTAAGTTGCGCGTCCCGCTTGTGATCTTCATCCTCCATCTTACGGCGACGATCTTCGAGCATGATCTCACGCTCATCAGGATCTATCGTGCCGTTCTGATTTAGATCGTAGTTATCCTTGTTCATTGTACAACCTTTCGGCTATGCGTTTGTGCGTGGTGATTATAACAACTTTTCCGTTTTTGTATACTGCCCACACGCCATCCTTAATTTCCACTAACTTCAAGACAGACCACCGTTTGGCTGTTGTGAACTACCAAACCCTCTCTTGCCTTTCTGCGCTCTTGTTCGCATTCCTCATAGGTCGCATGGGTTGGCCCTATCTGATAATACTTCAACTCCGATGATGGAATATATTGTATGAAAACTAAAACGTATATCATCACCAGCGACCACGCGCTTTGCCGACGATATAAATAGCAACCACCAGGATAATCCCGCCAACAGCAAACGCGACAAGGCCCACTGCCCAGTTTATACATGCATCGATAAACTCTTGCTTGCGATAGGCTTCTTCTTTGCGGCGTCTACGTTGTTCGGCCTCGATCCGTAAGATCTCATCCCAGGCACTTGGCCCATATACAAAGCTGATGTGGCTACGGATCTCCTCGCGCATCTGTTCCATCTTGCGCTTTTGGTTCCATATCAGGATCGCTTCTTCTTCGTCAGATCCTTTAAATGTTTTTTGCCACCAGGGCGGATTTTTCTGCCGCTCCTCTAATCTGTTAAAATCGGAGAAGGCTTGCCCCCAGGTCGCAATAGTATTGCCCATTTCCTGGATGTCTTTTCCTGTAGAGATAGCAGCCTTTAGCGTTTTATATGCGCCTGTGGCTAATGCTACGCAGCTAACAGGATCCATCCGTCTAGCCCATCTTCATAAGCACCGCGACTAGCAAGCCAATGATCGAACCAGTGGCAGCAATCATTATGCTTTCCATACGCTTGACGCGATTAAACAAATCCTTGAACTGGATTTTCATTTCGGTCTTGATCTCGACCACCTCCTTTTCCAGTCCGTCAATGCGCTCATGCGCGGATGCAACAGTACGCTTGTCCATCTCGTTCCTCTTAAGGTGCTACAGGCCAATCATCATCGGCAATGTTAGGCCATGATGCCAAGTCTGACATATCGCGCAATTCTTGGCGATAGGTTGCCCACGCTGTTTTATCCTCATTGCTGAGAGGGCTGTCGTTCATCTGCGTCCAATCACTGTCAGCCAATAGCTTATTGCGTGTAGTGCGATGACCTTCGGCTGTGGCTGCATCTAGCGTGGCCTGATAGGCTGCTTCATGCTCTGCCTTAGTTGTCGTAACGCCATCCTCTGTGGTGTCTTGGAACATGTCACGGGCAACATAGTTTTCCACCCAGTTACCGTTAGCATCTTGGACAACACCATCACGCACTGACACCTGATAGTCACCTACGGTAGCCGCAGGGCTGCGTAGCACAGGGTCTAGGTCTAGTGCGTCTAGGGTTGCTGCTTTCCATACCCGTGGTAGGGACATGTTGGCAAACTCATTGCGCCACTGCCCTTGGGTTTTTACAACACCTGTTGTTCTGTTTCTGTATTCACTCATTAGATTGATCCTTTCATATGAGTTTGATTATGCGATTGCGTAGAAGATGTAACTTGTCCCTGAGACATTATTGCCCGGGCCGTTCACAATGAATCCAGCTGAATATGGGTCTACGTTGTCTCCACTAGTGTTTTGTGCGTTAGTAGTATTTAGCTCAAAATAAGGATCATTCCCTGCCACAATGCCACGTTCACTATCCCAAAGAAACCAATTACCATTATGACTTGAAGATTTTATGAGGATAAACCTAGCACCATTTGAAAATCCGCAATCAATATTCTGCGATGTTCCGTTGCCTGTATAGCTTCCTACCTTAGACACGCCATCTACACTGGCAAATAAATATCCAACGTAATTATACCCAGTATCGTTTACACGGCTGTTATTACCTACAGTGAACTGTGTATCTGTTGGTGCTGTATAATCCCAATACGTTACTGCACTAGCCGCAGAGTTAGAATTAAAAGACATTCCATTATTTGCGCCTGTATCTTTATGGTAAACAACAACTTCTCTATCTAAATTTCTAGCACGAACCCACATCATCTCAGGAGTAACGCCAAGATTATGCGTTATAGTTTGTGATGACGGATGGTTTCCAGACCAAGTTTGAATATCAAAGAACTTGTGCGCCCTTCTAAAATTGTAAGTCATCCAACCATTAACTACAGAGCCATTCACATCAACATAGTTCATGTAGTCAAAGTCAGTAGTATAAGAAGCACCTATTGATGTGTCATCGAAGGTAACGTATTCATTCCCACGCCTCCGATCAAAAGCGAATGTAGAACTACTAGAGGATTTATTTCTGTAAAAATGTAAATCAACAGGAAACCCTGCATCAAATTTCCAATCGCTACTATCAGTACCTAAAATAGGAGCAAAGACTGTAGTTGCATCAGTTGGCACAGCCATCATAGGACGGCGTATAGCCATATAGATATATTCGCCCCCATTTTCGTTCATGTATCCATAGGTAACGCCAATTCCGAAACCATTTGCTTTCAAGTAAATATCATCACCACCACTTGATACTTCTGACTGTATGCTGTCGTTTGCGTAAAGCCTTCGGTCAGTTCCTCCATCCTGTATACCACGTATATTATCCCACATAGCCCAACCGCCACCACCGCTTGCTTTCTTTACGATAATAAACTGAGGCTCAAACCCTAAATCTATCTCTTTTCCCGCAACACCCGTACCAGTATAGTTTCCACATTTGATAATATCAGCATCAGCATCGGGGCCGAACTCAGCATCACCATCGTTGTGGGCGAATATGTAGGCTATGTAGTTCTCTCCGTTAGCATTTACTTCTGACTTACCGCCACGCAATGTAAAACTTGTACTAGATGGTTCAGACATAAAAGCATAAAATGCTTCAGTGCCTTCGGCTAATGTATCATTTAGGTGTATATCGTACTGCCACCAGTTTGTTCCACCATTTAAACCACGATGGGTACACCACCAGTATCTTGAGTTGTCTAAAGACTTGATGAATATAGCACCAACTGTTGTTCCAAGATTGTGATTTATAGTTTGATCTGCTGTTGTGCCTGTGTACTTAATGCAATCAAAGAACTTAGGGGCTTTGCGAAAACTCCATGAAACAACTTCATTACCTGCCGTTTGTACGTTTTTAACTGTTCCACCAAGCGTAAAGCCATTTGCGTTAAACTCTGTGACACCTTGGCTAGCACTGCCAGCTTCTGGACTTGTCGCGTCAGAACTTATAAAACTGCCTACATTTCTTTCAGTATCTACAATGTAGTGGTTGTTTGACTGTCCACGACTTCTAAGCCAGACCATTCCACCTTCTGCACTATCTGCGGTAAATGGCGCGGCGGCTTTCATAACAGTATTGCCAACGACAGACACACTTTCATTATTTCCAGAGTTATCAACAAAAGTTTTATTTTGTACTGTCAATACAGTTGTATTTGAATCCGCTGTTAAGGCACTTGTTGGTGCAGTAAAGTTTGATGAGTAACGAACATTATTACTAACACGAACATTAGAGATTAAACCTGAAAATGATTCAGATGCAGAACCGCCATAACCGCCAATAACTAAGTCACCAGATACCGTTGCACTAGAAGTATTTGATCCCTTGCTTACTCCATCTATAAACAGTTCAACACTATTTGATGAATTGCGAACTAAAGCAAAATGATACCAAGTATTTGTGCTTGGCGTAAAATTATAAGTTTGCGCACCGCTATCATAGATAGCCATGTTGCTTGAAGCACTACGATAATAGAACTGTATATCTGAACGACCAAGCGTACATACTGTGCGGTTTGTACTTAAGCTTGTAACGTAGAACCAACCTTCTACCGTAAAAGTTGTTAAATCTGATTGATGCCCAACAAGAAGGCCATCGCTCACCCCATCAAAATATGCCGAATACCCATCGTTATTCACACCAAGATTGATGCCGTTATCTATATAATTAGGGTTTGTTCCACCAATGTATGTGTAGGTGGAGAACACATCCTCTACGTTAAGAGCACCCGCACCACCTGATGCCGCTGCCGTGCCTGCCGCTGCCTGAAGTAACTTTTTCTTAGTTGCCATTGTTTACCCCAATGCTTGTCCAGCAGTAAATCCGTACCATGTAGTCCCGCCA